CTGACGGGCTATTACTCATATCTGCTCCCATATAGAAACCTGATCTAGTACCGCAAGCGGTATTCCAGTCAGTAGTAGGTGCTGACATACAAACTTCCCCAAAGCCTTCTATTCTACTTATTAGATTTTCTCCTGATACTTCTAGGCTTTCTGCATCTGTTGGGAAACAATTTATACCCATACTACGCTTAGATCTATCAAAGAATGCTATAGGAATACCTCTATCTAGCCATATATTATATGTAGTAGTTGCTAATTTATCTTGTACTACTACTTGGATATCCCACGCATAGTCATTATCTAAAGTTAATTGAGTAGTTACTTCGTCTTGTAGATTTGTATAAGAACTCCACGTACTAGTACCTGTTTTTTTCTCTCTTACTTTTATTGATATGGTGTTTACATTATTTAAACTAGAATACTCCGCATTTACATTTATATTAGTTTCTGAGTAGTAATTATTTTCTCTTTCTACGTTTATAATAGCCGAAGGTTGTACCCAGTCTAATATAGTTATATTTAGATTTTTAGTAGTAGTAATACCTCTACTATCTATTACTGATACTTCGGCTGTTACATTAGAAGATAGATTTAATGTTCCTACGTCTATTGTAGAATTAGTTCCTCTAAATGTTCCTGTATATTCCACTCCATTTATTACAGCTTTAGTACTACTTAAAGTTGCATAGTTTTTAGCTGATGCATTAGTAACTACTATTTGCAAGTTAGATTTATTTCTTACTATCCATTGATTATTACCTGTAATAGCTGTAATTGAACTATTTATATCTAAGTATTCCTGACTAAATGTAGGGTTAGAGTTTGTTACTTTAGCATTAAATATAACGCTTTTTGATCCTATTTGTGTTGATCCATTATAGGTTACTACTGTTATGTTTCCTTCTCCTACGCTTGCGTTCGGTATTTGTTGATACATATTATTAGCTATAGTAGACGTATTAAATTGTACGCTATCTGTTACGTTTGTTGCTATCTGGTGTGTATAATTTCCGAAGTATAGCGTTACTGTATGAGTAAATGCTGTAGACTTTCTGTTAGTATTGATAGTTATAGTATCACCTATATTAAAAGTACTAGAAGGTGATATAGTAGGTACACTTGCTCTAGCTATTGTAGTTAGTGCGGTTAAATCTGTAGCTACTGATCCTGAATTACAAGCCCAGCTTGTAGTAGTACTTCCCTTTGTAAATACTGCGTATGCATATCCAGATAAAGTACCGTCGTCTTTATGCGTTACGTTTATCGTTCCTGATGCTGTTTTACTAGAATATTTAGCTATTCCTGAAAAAGTAATACTAGCTACTTGTCTATCGTAGTTTTCTCTGTTATCGTGCCAGTAAATAGTTAAAGTAGAAGGATAGCTAGTCTCCCAGTTCGTAGCACCTGAACTAAAAGTAGCGGTACACGTAATATTAGACGTATTATTAGCTACACTAGTGCTATTTTCGTTAAAACTTCCGTTTAATGTATATGGATACCCATTACCTGAGTATAAAGTCGTTGATTTAGAAGCACTCGCCATTAGTTACCACCTCCTGCTACTGATACTAGCCCTATTCCGTCGTTTACTATGTTATTATTTCCGTCTGTTATTGTAATAGGTATAAATCTTAATTTATTACATAGAGTTATTTCTTCTTCTACTACACTTTTCTTTTGGTGAAACTCGTCTTTACTTACCCAGTATATCTGATTACCTAATCTGTCATATCCTGAGAAACCTACGGTATTATTCATTAAAATATATGATCCGTCTACTCCATACATTTTTAGTCCGTCTTTATTTAATTGAGCTATCAATGAATTAGCCTCGTCGTATACTTCTAATTGTCCGTTTTGATTTAGATTATTACCTAATTTTAATGTTCCACCTTTAATTAAGTCTGCGGTTAAGTTTATTACGTTTATTTGCTCCATATTTAATACGTTATCTATAGTCCACGCACTATTAAAAGTTCCATTTATTCCGTTTTGTCCGAATGCTATACCTCCGTTATTTATCATAATAACGTTTCTAGCGGTCTCTTTTGGTAGACTATCTACTACTAAGATTTTATCTCCTTCATAAATAACGTAACTATTTCCTAGTGCATTCCATATCTTATTAGTTGCATCTTCTAGCTCTTGCCCTAGTGTTATTTGTAAAGTAGCTGTACTTTCGTCTACTGTTTCTTGTATTTGATTATTTATACTTCCCATAAGTCCTGATAGTGTAGGTGTAAAGTTACCGAACTCTATTTGAGTATATTTATCTAAAATACAGTCATATTCATAACTAATTATATTAGTTAATAAACTTATACCTAGTTTTTCGTCTATTACTTGAATTGTATCTCCTATATCTGATACTTTTTCTACATTTGCATTTAAAGTATAGTTTACTACTGGAGTTGAATTATTTTGTAAATAATTTTGTCCTTTTTCTGCTAAATCGTTTATAAGTGCCTGAGTATATGCTTCCTCGTCTACTTCTCCTGTTTCTTCGTCTTTATAATCGTCTTGTGATATTTCGTTTTGGTCGAAGTTTACTGACTTAGTATAAGGTATTTCATACTGAGTAGCACTTTCTAGATATACTGATGCTGTCGGATCTAGTGCATTTAATAATAGTCCTTCTTTTCCTACTGGAAGCAACTTAGTACATACACTATCCCAGTTATAAGTAGCTTTTATATCTTTTAAGTTCTTTCCGTATCTTATTGTAACTCCGTTATCCTGTCCTATATTGGCTCTTATACCTATAGTCCAGTTATCCCTTACTAAATGCCCTCCGTAGCGTTCTAGAAGCACTTGTATAGCTTCATATAGGCTTTTTCTTACGCATCTATAACTAGCTATCTTAGTAATATCTGATATTGTTGTAAAAGGGCTTGTATTATCTGTAGAGTTGTTTAAATAGTCTAGTGCATCATTACAATTTTTATCTACTACGTAACTATCTTGAATTAGATAGTTTTCGCTATCATAAAATACGTGATATGCTTTTATTTTTATTTTAGTTCTATTATTTTCTACGTTTGTTATTCTAAATGCTTGGTCTCCCTGTGGTGTATTGGCTACTATGATATTATTAGGCACTAAATAATCTATATAAGTTAGCGGAGCTTCTATGCTTATATAGAAGTCTCCGTTATCTTCTTTAGTTATTTTTGCTTTTATAGTTTGTAGTACTATATCTCCATTACTAGTATAGTCTTTATCTATTGCTTGAAATACTTTTATCATTATAGCCACCTCGTATAGTTATCCATAGTAAAGCCTAGCACGTTTCCACTAAAGGCTATATTATTATCTCCACTATTGATTAAGAACTTCATATAGTCTCCAGTTACTAGCCTATTCATTAAAACCTGAGTATTTTTATCGTATGCTTCCATTTTCGATACGTCTATTGTGATGCTTCCATTATCTCCTAGTGCTATTTGTAATACTTGTATCTGATTTAGATATACTCCTATGTCTCCTGATCCGTATATCGTTATTAAAGGCTTAGCATAGATATTTCCTATGTTAGTTATTACTGTATTAGGCATTCCACTTGTTGATGCACTTTCGATAACTGGCATACTTCCTGATACTGATATGTTAGTAGTATTCTCGTATGTAGTAGCTCCTGCTAGTGCTTCTAGTTGCTCTAGTAGTGTGCTATCTGTTATCTCTGTTGTTGTTGGTGTTTCTAGTACGTAGTAAACTGTCGTATTATGTGTTCCTAGCCATGTTTGGAAGTCGTTTTTTGACGTTATGCTATCGTTTCTTATATATATTCTATTTATGTTTGTATCGCTACCTCTGTATAATGAAGTAGTATTATTCCCTTTGCTATAAGCATCACTAGATCCTACGTTATTTGTTTTTGCTTGATAGTAATTACATATACTTGTAGTTCCTGTTTCTCTTAAATAGCCAGATAAGTTAGTATAAAATACTTGATAACTGGCTGTTGAATTATAAGTCCATGTTTCGCTACCATTATAGATTACTTTTCCGATTTCTTTATATAAATACCACGTTCCCTCGTTTTTATAAATCTTGTCCTGATAGTCTCCGATTTTACATAGTTCTGTAGTTCCTAGATCTATTGTGTAACTTTGACTATGATATAAGTCGTATTCTGTGACTTCTGATCCTTTTTCTATTTGAATATCTCTTATATATGCTGTGCCTGTTTGATTTTTTCTAACGAACCTGAACTCGAAAGCATTTATATTATTTAATGTTATACTATATGTTGTATAATCACTATCAGTATTTGTTCCTAATATATTTGTGTTTCTGTCTACTTGTTTATTTCTTAAATATAAAGCGTCTCCTTTATGTTTAAAAGATATAGTATAACTTGTTCCCTTAACTAAATTATAAACTACGTTTGATAAGTCTAAATTAAAGCCCTGCGTCAAGTTTAAAGTTATTTCTCCATTATCTAAAGTCGCTGTTGCTCCTTCTGATATATTTAAGCCTGTTAGATTAAAAATATTTTTACTTTCTACTAATATGTTTTGACTTCCTGTAACTGTTTGAACTGCTTCTGGATAGTCTGGGTTAGGTGCTGGTATTCCTCCTGTGTATTCTTCATAGTCTGTAGCTTGATTTCCTTTTTCTATTTGAATACAGTCTACCATTTCTTGCTCTGTATAATTTCCTAAGCTATTAGTATTGCAATATACCCAGCCTAGATAAATATCTGTGCTAGTTGTTGTAAAAGTTTGTACTATTCCTGTCGTTCCTGTAAATATTCCTAAAATTGTTCCAGTTAGATTAGCTTCTGGTTGATTACTAAATAGCCCCACTCTTACTGTAACGTTACTTTTTTTGGGTTGTTGTAATGTATATGTTGTTGTTGGCTCTAATTTTACCCAGTTGAATTTATTATAAGACCCTGCTACTATTTTCCCTGTACCGTCTACATAATAATTACTAAGTAAATTGATATTATTTTTATTAAATAAGTTTTTACCTGTAGTTGTCTCTTGATATGTATCTCCCTTTAGCTCGCTTGTTATTGTAGCTCCTGCTGAAGTATATTGTAATTTTAGGTTAGTTCCTTCTGCTTCTACTACTGTTGCATCTACTTGGATCTGTTCTTCTTCTAATGGATATTTAAAAGGTTGCACGTGCATTTTTATTGATGCTGTTTTAAATCTAATTAGTTTTTCGTAGTCTATTTGGTCTAATATTTGATAGTTATAGTACTTATCTTCTTCATTTGAGAATACTACAGTACCTTCACTATTAAAGTATGCTATTACTTCGTCTATATCATAGTCTCCATATAGTCCTATTTGAAACTCTTTCTCATATGCTGAGTATCCTAGTTTAGTTACTATATCTCCGTCTCTACCGTCTATTTCTTCTGTTTGTGTTCTTATTTTAGGTTTAGTAATAGGTGGTAGTGTAGATATTAACAGTCCTGTAATTGTATTTGAATTAACTCCGTTTAGAATTATATAATTTCTCATTCTACCACCTCCTAATTATATATCGCATTTGTTACGGTAGTTTCTACGAAACGTCCTACCTGTTCGTCGTCTAATTCTATTTTCATATCGCTTAGTGCCTCTTTAAAAGCTACTACCATACTATCGAAGTTAAAAGATGCTCCTAGTGAATTGCTTCCTACGTTTAGATCTGTATCAAAGTTAGTAGGTAGTGCATCTTGCATATCTGCTGTTACTTCTTTCATTTCTTCTTCGAAACCTTCACCTATACCTAGTGCTAAGTTCTTTCCTACTTGATCCCTCATTACTGTAGAAGGTGAATGTATTCCGAATATTCCTTTTATTGCTCCTAGAATTGATTTTCCTAGTCCTCTAATTTTATCTAATACCCAGTCTTTAGCATTGTTAATACCATTCCATAAGCCCTGTACTAAGTTTTTACCTACGTCTAATAGGCTTCCTATTCCTGATACTATTCCTTCTTTTAATTTATTTAATAAATCTTTTCCAGCTTGTAATAGTTTAGGTAGATTAGAAATAATACCATTTACTAAAGAACTTATAATCTGAGGTATTTTACTTACTAATTGCGGTATGGCTTTTATTAAACCTTCTGCAAGTTTTACTATTAAAGTAATACCTGTTTCTATTAGTTTTGGTATGTTTGTTAATATAGCTGTTACTAAGTTAATTATTATTTCTGGTATTGCACTTACTAGATCTGGAATTGCATCTAATAAACCTTCTACTAATTTAAGTATTAAAGTAATACCTGTTTCTATTAACTTAGGTATGTTAGTTAATATAGCATTTAATAAACTCATTATAATTTGAGGTACTGCTTCTACTAGTTTAGGTATTGCCTGTATTAGTCCTTCTACTAATTTAAGAACTACGTTAATACCCATTTCTAATATCTTAGGTAGATTATTAAATATAGCATTTAATAATTTTTCAATTATTACTGGTACTTTTTCTAGTAGTTTAGGTATTGCTGTCATTACTCCTTCTACTAAGCCCATAACTAATTGAACTCCTGCTTCTATTATCTGGTCTAAGTTATCTATAACAGTTTCTACTAGATTTAATATTGTTTCTACAATTAAAGGTATTAAAGTAGGTAGTAATTCTCCTATTCCTTTTATTAAAGATCCTGCTATCTGTAAGCCCATATTTAATATCTTAGGTAGTAATGAAACTAGCGTAGTAAGTATAGTACTTATTGCTTTATTCATACTCGCCATTATATCTGGTAGGGCTTCTGTCATTCCTGTTATTAGATTTTCAATTAGTTTTACTCCCATAGGAACTATTTTCTCTAAAAGTATATTAAGAAGATTAGTAATTAGTAAACTTAGTCCTTCGAATATTGTTTCTACTCTTGGAAGTATATTATTTAAAGCTGTTACTAAGCTATCTACAAAGTTATTTACTAATTCACTAAAGTTAGCGTTATCGTCTGCTATTCCAGTAAGTAAATTACTCCACGAAGACTTCATAGCATTTACTGATCCTGATATAGTTTCGCTTGCTTCTTTAGAAGTAGTACCTGTAATACCCATTTCTGTTTGTATTATATGTATTGCTTCTGTTACGTCTGCGAAACTGTTAATAGATAAGTCCGCCATTTCTCCGTTTGCCTCTTTTACTTTATTAGCATCAGCGATTAGTCGTTCCATTTCTGTTTTAGTACCACCATAACCTAGTTTTAAGTTATCTAGCATTGTATAGTTTTGTTTAGCAAAGCCCTGATATGCATTCTGGATCATAGACATATCCGTACCCATTTTATTAGCGTTATCTGACATATCTATAATTGCTTGATTACTCATTTCTGCTGATTTTTGAGTATCATTACCTAGACTTTGTAACATAGATGCTGAGAAACTAGTAACAGTCTCCATATATTCGTTAGCACTTAGCCCAGCTGTTTTATAAGCTTCATTTGCGTAGCCTTCTACTATGCCTGCACTCTCTTTAAATAGAGTTTCTACTCCACCTACTAGCTGTTCGTAGTCTGCATAGCTATTTAAAGCCTGCTTCCCTACGTTAATAAATGCACTACCTAGATTTTTTAGTCCATTTAACGCTGTATTTATAGCCTGAGTACCTAAATTAGCTAGGATATTCTTAAATACTGTATATCCGTCTCCGCCTTTTTTAGCCTTTTCTCCACTTTCTTCTGTTGCGTTACCTAGTTCTTCTATTTCTTTAGTAGTTTTATTTACTGTAGTCTCAGTTTGATTTAGCTGTGTCTTCATTTTACTTAGTGCTATCTGATTTTCATTCATATTTTGAGAACTTTTAGCTACTGCTGTTGCTAAATCATTTACTTTAGCTTGTTGAGTTTGAAAAGCCTGACTACTTTCTCCAGATGCTTTACGAATATTTTCTAGTTCTTGCTTCTCTTTTTCGTATGTTTGAACTAATTTAGTATGAGCTTGGGCTTGTTGGCTCACTTTAGCACTAAAACTATCGTATGCACTCTTTAAAGATGCATAGGCTTGATTTTGTTTACCTAATACTGCTGTCATTTCAGTAGTTTTTGCTTTTAATGTAGATAAAGAACTATCGTTTTTATCGTATTTACTTGCTATTGCGGTTAATTCTGAGCCTGTTTCTCTTAGACTTTGTGATATTTGTCTTAATGAGTTTTTATACTCGTCTGCTCCTGTTAATTTTATTGATCCTCCGAAGCTAGCCATATTTCACCGTCCTTTCTATGTTCCACGTAGAACATTTTTTTATTTTATTTTTTCTTTTTGAAACTTAAAACCATTCGTCCTCCTGTTGTTGTCTAGCATATAGCTGACTATACGTTACATTTTTATTTTTCATTTGCATTTCTAAGTCAAAGTCATTTTTATAATGCTGGTATAGTTGAGTAAATAGTTTATATGTTAGTCTTCCAGTTTCTTTAAAAGATAGATTTAGTTTAGTCTTCCCGACGAAATAAAAAAAAGTAAAGTCTATAGGCTTACTTTCTTCTCCTTCTATTACGTCAGGAATTATGCGTTTTTTCCTTCGTCTGTTTTAGTACTTTCTATTACTGTTTCTTGTAGTGTTTTAGTCATAGTATCTAGTCCGATATCTGTAAGCATTCTACCTACGAATGCTGACGTTAAAGGCTTATATTCTTCTCCGTTTTCGTCTGCTTCTATAGATAGTCCTTCGTTTAGCATCTGAGTAAAGCCGAACTTTAAGGCTTTTACATTTACTTCTTGATTAGTTCCAGAAGTTAATTCCGTCCACTTATCTAGTGTTCCGAACTCCTCTTGTATTGCTTCCATTACGTTTAAATTAAATACTACTTTATATTCTTTTTCTTTATATGTTATTTTTCCTGCATTATCTTTCATTTCATTTTACCTCCTATATATTAAAAAAAAGGTAGGTCATTCGCCTACCCTGTTATTAGTGACTTGGAGCTGTTCCGAATAAACCTTCTAAATACGTTTTAGCTTCTGCCATTGTATCGAATGTTTGTGTCTTACTCCAGTTTCCATTAGCTAGTGTAGATACGATACCTTCTAGTGTAGTAGTTCCGAACTCTACGCTCTCTCCTTTAGTTGTATTTTCTTGGCTTGGCTCAGAAAACTTAACTTTACATAAAAACTCTACTTTATATTTGTTAGCTCCGCCTACCATTTTAGTTACGATACGTCCTAAAGCTACGTATGGAGCTGTATCATTAGCGTTACGTACCATTTCTTCTCCTGAAATAGTATGCCCTAATAATGTAGCTTGAGTAGTCATATCTGCATTATCTACTTCCATTGATACTGTTCCACTTTGGAAACTTGTATCACTTTCTGCTAAGCTATCGTCTGCATATAACTTAGCATCATTACTAGAAATACTTACATTACAGCTTACAGCTTTTCCAGGCTTTAATGCTTCTCCATATGAAGCTGTTCCGTCTGATGCTTCTGTAAGTATTCCATATAAAAAGTTTTGAACTCCTATTTTAGCCATTATTATTCTCCTCCTTTATTTTTGCAAAGCATAGCGTTTTATGGTAGTATCCTGTATCTTCTTCGTATAAGTCTTGCGAAGTCATACTAGGTTGCCATATCCAGCCATTAGCTTTTAATATTTCTTTTACACTCTCTATTATTTTTAAATAATTACCTTTACTATATATATCAAAGTCATAATAGGTTACGTAGGCTTGTAGATCGTCGTCTGCACTAAAAGAAGTATCGTCCTGTATTTCTTGATAAGTTATATAGGTTGTCGATCTGCCTGTATATCTTAAAAATGATACTGGAATACTTACTCCTTCTACTGCAAAGTTAGTAAATATAGTTTGTAGTTCGTTATTCACTTAGTAAACCTCTACTAAATCTTTTTTGTGCTTCTAGCATAGCCTTTTCTATCTGAGCCTTTTTAAATGATCTTCTAAAAAAAGGTTGTTTAGTAAACTTACTTGATCCATATTCGAATACATTAGCAACTAACGGAGCTGGTGTTTTAACTCCATTCTTATTAGTGAAATATCCGAAGAAACCTACTTTAGTATTTATACCCTGATCTGACGGAGTTTTATATACTCTAGTAATTTTAAGGCAATTCATTATATTACTATCTACGAAACTTTTAGGAATGTTACTTCTTACGTTCTGGATAGTTACGTTTGCTCCTGCCTGTGTCATTTCTCCGAATATCTTATCACTATTGTTATTTATGTATTCTATATCTTTTAATATCTCTGTAGGTAGTTGCATTACAAACTTAGCCATTAGTGAGTTACCTCCTTAGCTTGTAGTTCTAATTCGACGTTAGCAAAGTCTATATTATTTAGATATTCTATCTTATAGTCTTTACCTCTAAACTTAATTAGTACGTCTCTATTTGAATTAGCACTATTGTAGTATGCATCATATACATTCTGAGAATATCTTATAGTAAAGTTTACATATGCTTTATCAAAGTCACTATTATTAACTATTAAGGTATAGCCTCGTAAAGTTTTTACTTCTGCATATGTAGTAAGTATTTCACTTTCTACGTTTGCTGGAAAACCTTCGCTATCTGTACCTTCTACTATTTCATATATTACTATTTTACGATTATACTTACCTGCGTTTACTGTCTTACTCATAATAAATTGATACTATGCATTCCTAGAATAGTTTCTACTGGATAGGATAAAGTAGCTTTATCTACGTAAAGCGTTCTATTATCCCACATATCCTGACATAGTATTAGTGCTACTATTACGAAGTCTTGAAACTGATCTAGGTCTTCTTGCCCTGTATAGTTTGATATAAAAGTTTTTGCAATTTCTAATAAATTAGATAGTGTATTTTCGTCTTCTGGCGAATAATCTACTAGTCTGATATATTCTGCTATATCGTCTGTAGTTATATCGCTAATTTTTGAAATACTATTCATTTTCTACCTCCTTTTTTTTGGAGTTACCTAAGCAACGAATAATTATTTTATTTCTTTATTTTATTTTTTAATTAGTGACTTGGTGTATTTCCAGCCATTTGAATAGCTACGATTTTTTGAGCGTCTTCTACTTTACTATCGAACTCTAACCAGCCTACTACTCCTACTGCGTGTTGAGTAGCGTATTTTTCTCTTAATACTTGGATACTCATATCTTCTGAGAACTTAGTAGCTAAACCTGTCATATCTCCATAGTAAATAGCGTTTACTCCTGCTTCCATATCTGGCATATTATCAGATACATATACTGGCTTTCCTAATAATACTTTACCGAATGGAGCTGTAATATCGTCATTTAATAAATAACGTCCTACTTCGTCTTTTAATGTTCTTAAATAATCTCTTGTATCAGTAGACATTATCCACATAGCGTTAGCTTGGAAGTCGTCTTTTACTTGTCCTTGAGCTAAGATTAACTCGTCAGCTGTTACTGTTGTAGAAGATGCAACTTTCTTAACGTTAGTTAGTGTAGATAAACCTTCTACGCTTCCTGATCCATTTAATAATGTATTTTCGATAAATCTTTTAATAGAGTATGCCATTTCGTCTACTACGAATGCTACGATATCGAATTGTGAATTATTGATTAAAGATCTAGATATTTTTACTAAAGCTCCTGCTAAGTATCCTGTTAAAGAAATACTATCTAATTTACCTGAACTAGCTTCTAAATCTTCAAACTCAGTAGCCCACGCTACGTTAATTGTTTGAGTATCTACGTCGTAGTATGGTAGTTCTAGATTTCCTTTTACATTGTATTTATGAGATTTTTCTAAGATAGGACAGATATTATAAACTTTTTTAATGATACGGTTAGCTATTGTAGTTGGAATAACTGCTCCATTATCAGTTAAAGTCATATTAACGTCTGAACGTGTATTTACTACTCCTCTGATATAATTAGCGAATGCTTTTTCTTCTTCTAAAGCTCTTGTTTCTTCTCCTTCTTTTACTTCGTCTTTTGGTAGACTTTCTTTTTCAATTTCGTTTCCTTCCATTTTGTCAAACTCTCCTTTCAATTCTAATGTTTTCATAATGCGTCTAACATTATCTCTGATTTCTGCTAATTCTTCTGCTTCTGCTTCTGTTAGCTCTCTTTTTTCTTCTTTAGCCTTATTTAGAACTTCTTCAGCTCTAATAATAAGATCATTCTTTTTTTCGTTTAGTCCTTTTTCCATAATTATTTTTCCTCCTTCATTTCTGCTATGATTTCTTCATATTTTGAATAATCTATATTTTTAACAACTTCTTCTTGTTGCTTAGGCTCTGCCTCTGTTGGTGCTTCTTGCACCTCTACTACTACTTCTGTAGTAACTTCTTCTGTTACCTCTGGCTGTTCTTCTCTTACTTCTACTTCGTCTATGAAGTCTTCACCTCTAAAGTGTAGAACTTCTTCTCCTTCTTCTCTAGCTGTGATTAGTGTACCTTCATATGCTGGCGACTTTCTCGTATCTAATATAGATACTTCGGCTAAGTCTAAATCTTTTACTGCTCTATGAGGCATTCCGTCTCTTATAGAGTTTTCTACGTCTCTATCTGAGAAACCGAAACTCCAGCCTACTAGTTCGCCTGCTCTAGCTTTCTTAACTACTTCTGGATCTGTAATACAAGCTCTTACTCTTAGTCCTATATTATCTTCTTCTAGTTCTAGATTTCCTTCTTTAGTACTTCCTAGATCTCTACTCCAGTCGTGATTAAGTAAAATATGTACGTCGTCATTTCTTTTTAATGCTTTTTTAAATGCTCCTTTACATATTCTTTCTATGAATTGTCCTACTCTACTCCATAGTGGCTTACTATCTCTTTCGATAGCATTTACATAGCCTTCTATTTCTACTTTGTCAGCTCTGATATTTACTTTCACTTTCTCACCTCCTTTTATGCATCTGAGCTATTACCGTCCTGTTCGAACTCTGTATCTAGTTCTTTGTCTAGTAATAACTTTTGTATTTGTGCTTCTGCATCTTCACTAATTGCACTCGGTATATCTTCCGTAGGTGTTTCTTCTGGTGTATCTGTGATATTAGCTGTAGTATCTGTATTAGGTGTATAGAACTGATGCGAATTAGTATCGTATAATACTGCTCCTAGTCCTACGTTAATAACGTCTAGTCCTTCTATATCATTCATATTCTCGGATCTTCGCATTTCGTTAATAGTCATTAGTCCTATTTCTTTAGCTATCTTTAATGCTTCGTATCTTTCTTTTACATTAGCTTTTAAGATTTCTTTTACGTCGAACTCGAAGAACATTTTATTTTTTTCTTTTTCTAGTAATAAATCTTTATTTAAAGCTACTGTGAATGCTTTAATAATTGGATATATTGCTTCTTTAAATGTTAGATAGAAGTCGTCAGGGTGTATATGAAATATATTATTTATTTCGTCCTGTAAAGTCTTCTTACTTTCGTTTAATTGCATCTCTACCGAACTATTACTAGCTTCTTGGAACTCTAGCCCATTATTTAAAACTACTACGTTTTCTGTATTATTAGCGTATAGGTTATTCCACGCTTGTTTTAATACGTTTATTTCGTCTTGTCCTAGTTTTCTTTGTGATTTTAAAAAACCTTTTTTATTTCCGCCTGATTTAACTATATTTAATTGATATAGTAATGTATTAAAAGCTGTTTCTAACGCTGTTCCTACTTCTTCTGTTAGTCCTACTCCTGTAGCTCCGTCCTTTGTATTACGAAGTAACTTAATAAACTCGTATTTTTGATAAGTTTCTCCTTCTACAATTAGATAGAAGTCTTTAAATATTGGCTTAAAGTTAGGTATAGCACTTACGTAGATATCTTTAACGTAATATAGTCCTGTTACGTCATTTCTATTTCTTTTGATATAACAGTATCCACCTTTACCTAATAAATAATCTTCTACCATAGCTTTTTTTAGTTGAAAAGCATCTAAAGTATCTCCAGTATCTCCATTTAAAAGTTTTACTCTCGGATCGTCGTCTTTACTTTCTACTCTTTTATCTATGTACTTGTAAAGTTTTACTGGCATAGATGCAATAATTCCACTAATAAAGTCTACTGCTCCTGATACTGCTGGAAGCGTTAAGGCTTGATCTCTTGTAATTGGCTGACTATTTAATAATGCTTGTAATAGTACGTCACTTGCTACCATTTCTGTTGGTGTAGGTGCTGGAGTTGGTGTTACTTCCCTCACTTCTTCTTTTTTATTTCTATTGAATATTCCCATACTCTCACCTCCTTTTATACTAGTTCTATATCTCCATATGCTAATAATTCTTCTGCTCTTATTTTATTAACTTCGTATGGCTCGTCTTCTGGTGTTTTTAATTCTCCTGTTTCTATATCGTAGTACTTACTGATGCATCTTACTTTTACCATTGTTTTTAGTTCTTTTTGATATTTACTTTTTCCTGCTACTAACAACTTATCGTAGTCGTCTTTTACTGGATCAAACTTAAACTTTAAAGGCTTTTTCATTTTTTGTACTACTTCTTTTACATTACTACAGTCTTCTTTTAGGAATAGTGCGTTTTCTCCGTCTTTTATTCCTATTTCTTTAAAGTATCCTAGTTCGCATACTACTATAGGAACTCCTCTATATAATGCTTCTCTTAAAGTATAGCTATCTCCTTCACATATTGACGGTTGAATTACCCAGTCCGCCTTCCTCATAAACTTACCTAAATCTAGTCTATTCTGCATATGTATAATATTTTTATTTTTCCATACTGGGTTACTTTGATATTCGTCTGTTGTATATAAAAACCATACGTAGCTTATTCCCTGTCTATCTAGTTCGTTTGCTATCTTTAGCATTCTATCTCCGCCTTTAATAGCACTTAATCTAGTAGCACTAAATAAAGTAAGTACTGGTGGATCTTCCTCTAGTTCTAAAGGGTTTCTACATAAAACAGTCCTTTTTATACCTGTAATATCTTCAAACTTTTTCATACTATCTTTTGTTATGCCTATATATGTTATTCTAGGATCGTCTTTAGGTAGCCCTAGTCTTTCTTCTGGGTTACTATAGTCTGTATGTAGCCCAGTATATACTTTAGCTTCTTTATTTACATATTTAATTATAGACGTATCCCAGTTAGTAATTAGTACCTTACATTCGATAGGCTCGTTTGTATGAATATATACTCTACAGAACTTTTTTAATCTTCTTAATTGCTCTGGTGCTATATCTTTACATACTACTGCTATGTCATAATCTTTATATTTCTTTGCTAGCTCATATACGTAGGTTTCTACTCCACCTATTGCGTGTATGTTTGCTATATAAAATATGTTATCGTGTTTTATTGTCATATTTCCCTCCTATATTACTTGAATAGCGAAGTCCATTTGATTTAAGAATACGTCTTGCTGTAGTAAATATATTGCATTTAACATACTTACTACCATATCTACTTTTCCTGTAGATTTCTTTTTATGTACGTACATATTTTTATTAGTATCATACGTGCATCTTGCATTCTGGAAGTTAATCTCCAGTAACGTATTATTTTCATATTCGAACTCTTTAGCTAATATCTTTTCTTTTAGTAACTTTGTAGGTGGGTGTAGTACGCTAGAATGTTGTCTTATCTCTACTAAGTTATATCCTGCTCTCTCTAGTTTCTGAGCTGTACTTAATGCATTCCAGCGGTCATATCCGATAGCTTGGATCTGTACTCCATATTTACTCTCTAGATTTAATATAAAGTCTTCTACTACTGCGTAGTCTATTACTTTATCTCCGCAGGCTATTACTTTTCCAGATCTGATTAACTCTCTATAGTTTACCTTCTCTGTTACTGTCTTTTCTTCTATTCTTCCTTCTGGTATGAATGCGAAACTATCAGCTAGAATGTTATTATCGTCGTCTACTGTTACCATACTTACCGAAGTATTATCGTTACTCTCTGATAAGTCTAGTCCTATGTATACTACTCTACCACTCCAGTTTATCTTAGCTTGCTTGCATTCTTGTAAATCTTTTACGTCTATATATGTTTCTGTTCCTGTTCCCTGATAGATTATATTACAATGCTTAGTAACGAAGTTTTCTCTAGCACTTTCTACCGCTATTGCGTATGCTCTTTTCTTTACTAAGTCATTCCATATCTCTGGTATTTCTAAAGCTACTGGGTTACTTTGCTGTAATATTAAATCGTCTGTTTCCCAGTCCTTAGTTTTATCTGGCTCATATAATAGACTAAATCTCGTTTCGTCCTTCTCTAGTCCGTCTAGTACTTTCTTTGAGTACTTAACTTCGTCTTCGAATGGGTTATCTATTGTAGGATATTTAGTACTGATTATAAAGCCTAATTTATTTAATATATTTAATTGTCCTGACTTCATACTCTCTATAGCATAACTACTAGGCAAAGCTCCTGCCTCGTCAACTATAAAAGCGTTAGGAAGTCTACCGTCTAGTCTACTCGTAGAATAGCTTAGCGGTATATATGTTACCTGTGTAGGCTTAAATAAAATATAATCTCTTAATATTTTAAATCTTTTATTTTCTTTATACTCATAGATTAAAGGGCTTGATCTGATTATTTCGCTTATCGCTTCTCTTACTTCTCTAGATAAAGCTCCGTCTGGTGCTACACTAAAGAACTTAGAAAACTTCGGCTCTGTTAGAAATAGTAATATAAATATAATTGCTATAGTAAAAGTCTTAAAGTTCTTTCTACAGATCTCTAATATTGCTATTTCATATCTTCTTTTCTTTTCATTATCTCGAAATACCGTACATATAATAGCTATATATAATAGCCATTGATAACCTACCGTACATTCGTATATAGTTTGCCCTGCTTTTAGTCCTTTAGGCATAATCAATAACTTTAGTATATTATTTACTTGTTTTAATTTCATTTCATTTATTTTATACTTGTTATCTTTGCCTTCGCATATATCCATAAACTCTTGCATCTGTAACTTAACGTACTTAGGCGTAGTTTTTTTATTTACTGATACTCTACAGAACTCTAGTGCTTTATTAGTCATTACTCGTCACTACCGTTTATTGCTTTTAGTAGTGGATCTTCATTATCTTCGTCTGTATCTTCTTCTACATTGAAACTTTTAATAATTTTCATTAGAGTAGATACAGTCTTATTAGCTAAATCACACGTAGAATTATAATTTCTTACGCTTGGGCTAGAGTATGTATTCTTTTCGCCTTTGATATATTCCTTTTCTACTGTCATTCCTTCTTTTTTAATCTGTTCTTTTAGATTTTCTAAGTTATCTAGTAAAAATAGGTATCTATCGAAGGTAGTAGTAAATAAAAAGTTTCCCTGTACTCCGTTTTCTTCTGCTATCTTCATTATTTGCTCTGCTTGTTTCTTCATTTTCTCGTTTTCCATATTATCACCTCATTATTTTTTATTTCATTCTCTAAATATGGCTATTTTCATAGTACCCTTTTAAAAAAAACAGTTTTTTTGTTTTTTTCTTCATTTTTTTAACCTTTTTACTCATTTTAAAGCCTTTTTACAAAAAAAACTTATAAAAATTATAATTTTTGTAAGGAAAGG